ATCAGAGTAATCTCTGCCAAGAAATTCTATTACCTACAAAACCATTTCAGCGTATTGAAGATATAAATGGTCGCATAGCACTTTGCACATTAGGTAGCATTAATTGGGGAGCTTTTAAATCGCCACAAGATATGCGTAAGGCGTGTAGAGTATTAGTGCGTAGTCTAAGTAATCTATTAGGTTATCAGGATTTCTTAAGCGTACAAAGCAAACTAGCTAATGAAGATTTTGAGCCATTGGGCGTAGGCATTACTAATCTTGCATATTGGCATGCAAAGCGTCATTTACGATATGGCACACCAGAAGGACTTGCAGAAGTAAAACGTTGGATGGAGCATCAGGCATACTATCTAACTGAAATAAGTGTTGAACTTGCACAAGAACGAGGACCATGTAAGAGAAGCGAACATACATATTATGGTAAAGGTATTTTCCCATGGGAGCGTAGAGCAGAAGGTGTCAATGAACTCACTGACTTTAATCCTAGCCTAGATTGGGAACCTCTAAGAGAGAAACTAAAAAAGTATGGTATTCGTAATGGCACACTAATGGCGATTGCACCAGTTGAGAGTTCTAGTGTGGTATTAAATTCTACAAATGGTATTGAATTACCAATGGAACTTATCAGCGTTAAAGAAAGTAAAGCGGGTAGTTTCGTACAGGTTGTTCCTGAATATAAACGATTGAAGAACCGTTATCAATTAATGTGGGAGCAAAGTGATTGTATAGATTACTTAAAAACGGCAGCAGTTTTAGCAGCATATATAGATCAGAGTATTAGCACTAACACTTTCTATAATCCTGCCTACTTTGTCGATGGTAAAGTAAGTGGCACGTTAATTGCCAAAAATTTAATGCTAGCTTATAAGTGGGGATTAAAAACCGTTTACTACAGTTTAATAAACAAAATGGGTTCAAAAGCAGCATTAAAAGATGACAACATTATTGAATTTAAGTTAGAACAATTGGAAGATGAAGAAGCATGTGAAGCTTGCGTACTTTAAGGAGAATTTATGACTAAGCGTAATTACACACAGGACACAGTAAGAAAGTTACAAGGTACAGTACAGATTGAACACACCCTTGCAAAAAGAGGCGCAGAAAAATTAAGATATTTGCTTCATAAAGAACCATATATTAACACATTAGGTGCATATAATGGTCAAATGGCAGTACAACATGCTAAAGCAGGATTAAAAGCAATTTATTTGAGTGGATGGCAAGTAGCAGCGGCTAACAATACTTCGAACACAACCTATCCTGATCAAAGTCTATATCCAGTTGATAGTGTTCCTAGAGTAGTAAAAGGTATTAACAATGCTTTTCGTAGAGCAGACCAAATTGATTATAGCGAAGGTAAGACTGATGTAGATTACTTCTTGCCAATCGTTGCTGATGCTGAAGCAGGCTTCGGTGGTGCATTAAATGCATATGAATTAATGATGCACATGATTGAGGCAGGTGCAGCAGGAGTACACTTTGAAGATCAATTAGCAAGCGAAAAGAAATGCGGACATCTTGGTGGTAAAGTATTAGTACCAACAAGTCAAATGATTCGTACACTTAATGCAGCAAGACTAGCAGCAGACGTTGCAGGTGTTGACACTGTGATTATGGCAAGAACAGATGCAGAGGCAGCTACATTAATTACAAGTGATCATGATCCTTTAGATAAGGAGTTTGTCACTAATGAAAGAACAGAAGAAGGATTCTACAGATTCAGAAATGGAATTGATGCTTGCATCAGTCGTGGCCTTGCATATGCTCCTTTTGCAGATTTATTGTGGTTCGAAACTTCTACACCTGATTTGAAACAGGCTAAGAAGTTTGCTGACGCAATACATGCAGTATATCCAGATCAAATGCTTGCATATAATTGCAGTCCAAGTTTCAATTGGCGTAAATTCCTAAGTGAAGATGAATGCGAAACATTCCAGCGTGAGTTGGGTGCAATGGGTTATAAGTTCCAATTTATTACACTTGCAGGCTTTCATAGCGTTAACCTTGCTACATTTGAATTAGCAGAAGCTTACAAAGAAAGAGGTATGGCTGGCTACAGTGAAATGCAAGAACGTGAGTTTGCTGCACAAAGCAGAGGATTTACTACAGTCAAACATCAACGTGAAGTAGGTGTTAGTTATTTTGACTTAATTAGTGAAGCTGTTGGTGCAACGTCAACCGTAGCAAACAAAACTTCAACCGAACACGATCAATTCTAATTATGAAATTAATTAGTAATAATGATCTCACAATTGATGAGAAAATAAAATCATTTTTATTTTTACATGGGATTACTGAAGAAGTTAATATACCAGAAATAGAAAAGGAAATGGTTCTGATGTTGTTGTCAGAAACAGATATAGATAGCGTTTACGTGGAGAATGGAGATTTGATTATAGAATCTTCTAAAGAAGAAACAGATGAGTAAAGAACAATATAATTTAAACAAGCAAGTAAACTATCTAAAACGCACAATGTTTTTAGATCCAGAAGGACCTGTAACTGTACAAAGATTTGAAGAAGTCAAGTACCCGAAAGTTGCAAAGTATGAAGAAACCGCACGTGGTTTCTTTTGGGTGCCAGAAGAAGTTACACTGACTAAAGATAAAATTGATCACAAAGAAGCAAGTGAGGCAGTCAAACATATTTTTACCAGTAACTTGTTAAGACAAACTGCATTAGACAGTATTCAAGGTCGTGCTCCTGCACAAGTATTTGGTCCTGTTATTAGCATTCCAGAACTAGAAGCATTAGTGAACAACTGGAGTTTCTTTGAAACTAACATACACAGTAAAAGTTATTCACATATCATTCGTAATGTGTATGGTGTACCTAAAGAAGAATTTAATAAGATACATGATACAAAAGAAATTATAGACATGGCTGCTAACATCGGTCGTTACTATGAAGATTTGCATCAACTTAATTGCCGTAAAGAAACAGGTGAAGTAATACCTGAAATGGAGCATGTAAAGGCAATATGGTTAGCATTAAATGCTAGCTATGCACTGGAAGCATTGCGCTTTATGGTATCGTTCGCTACAAGTCTTGCGATGGTTGAGAATAAGATTTATATTGGTAATGGCAACATTATCAGTTTAATTCTTCAAGATGAATTATTGCATACAGAATGGACAGCCTGGTTAATCAATAACGTAGTCAAAGATGACCCACGATTTGTACAAGCAAAAATTGAATGCGAAAAAGAAGTTTACGATTTATACTTAGAAGTTATTCGTGAAGAAAAACTTTGGGCCGACTATCTTTTTAGTAAAGGTGTTGTTATAGGACTAAATGCTGATATATTGAAAGATTTTGTTGACTGGACTGCGTTTAACAGATTAAAAGATATTGGTATAAAGTATTTAGAAAATCATCCTAAAACAAGTCCTATTCCATGGTTCAATAAACATGTCAATATAAACAAAAAACAAACAGCACTGCAAGAAAACGAAAGTACTAACTATGTCATTGGAGTTATGAGTGACGTTGTAGACTTTGAAGAATTGCCAACATTATAATAAGGTGAAATAGATGAAAGCAATAGTATGGAGTAAGGACATGTGTCCTTTCTGTGATAAAGCAAAAGCCCTGTTGAAATTAAAGGGCATACAGTATGAAGAAAGAAACATCAATAAAGAGTATACTAAAGAGCAATTATTAGAAGCAGTACCAAACGCACGTACAGTTCCGCAGATATTCTTAGATGATGAGTTAGTCGGTGGATACACAGAATTACAGAAAAAATTAATGGGATAAACATGAATCTTAGTATAAATGAAGTATATTCGTTCAAATTAAACAGTGGCGAAGAAATGGTGGCAAAAGTGGTAAATCTCAATGATAATATCATTGAAATTACTGAGCCTGTGAGCATTGCTCCTAATCAAAACGGTATAGGCATGATTCCAAGCATGTTTACTACTGATATGGAGGGTAAATTTAGACTAAATACTAATAGCATTGCTGTCGTTGGAGATACTAACGAGCAAGTTAAAGTTAAGTATATAGAAGCTACTACAGGGATTAAAGTCCCTGAGAAAAAGATAGTACTTGGGTAATAGATTGTAAGTAAAATATTAGGTAAATAGTTAGAGAGGTGTTATGCCACAACTAAGCAGAAAAGGAGATACAGATCAACCGGGTGGAGCCATTATGCGTGGAGCCGGCACAGTTTTTGCCAATGGAATTCCTGTAGGATTACATGTAAGTCAGATAACACCACACGCACCCTTTGGAAAACCACATCCCCCACATGCAGCAGCAACAACCACAGATGGTAGCCCAACTGTGTTTGCAGAGAATTGTCCAGTCTTACGTGTTGGATCAGGTAACAGTTGCGGTCATAGCATTGTTACTGGAAGTCCAAACGTCTTTTGCCCATGAGCCTTCAAGGTAAACATACTCCTCTAAGTATCAACGCAGTAACAGGATTAATAAAAAACGAAGGATTTAGAATTAATCCTAGTATCACTGACGGTGCTGGCGTGAGTAACTCACCTAACCATTACGTGAAAGGTGGGTTCGCTACTAGTAATTCGTTGTCTGATGCAATAAGATTGGCATGGACTAAGATAGGCGGTAATGTAAGTCAAAGTGTTTATAATAATTTAATTTCTATTGGTTCAACTACAATACCTGCATTGGGTAATAGCCCACCAGATACGTTTACGATTTCATACAATCCTTTTTTCTATGATAGCTGGTTGCTATTAGGCGAACAAAATGTTTTCAGATTTAATCATCTAGCACCAACTAATAATACAATAACTCCTAGTACAGGAAGATCACCTTATACAGTCAAGATAGATGGCGTAACACAAGCTACATCAACATATAATGTAAATAATAATCTTTTGAGTTTTACTGTATCTCCGCCTAAAGGAAGTAAAGTAGAAATATTTACTGATGAAGGTTCTAGTTATGGCTTTTTAAGAATTTTAGCTTTACAAGCGAGTAAAGAGTTTTATTATTATAGAGGCACTTATCCTCATTTTATATCAAGCTTTACACAAGCTAATGGTATGATTAAGCAGTTGAATAAAACTATCAATAGCATAACTAACTCAGTTGGCTTTCTTAATGGTACCTATAGTAATATGAATGATTTAATCACTGGTG